AGTAGCTCAGATGAAGTTGACATAGCATCAACTAAATATGCTTACTTGCTAGATATACCTTTGAGTCCTTATGTACCTAAACCTACTAACTAATGGCATATAAAAATACTGGAGAATTCAACATCCTTTATCCTACTAGAAGGAAGGTAGCCAATGTGCTTAAGAAAATAATCTTAGATGAAGGCTTAATTGACACTAGAACGCTATACGATTCAATCCGTATAAATGCCAAAGTCAGCACTGAGGGTAATCTTAGGATACAAATTGTTGCCGCTTATTATTTTGGATTTCTAAACAATGGTACAACATGGATAGTATCTTATGACTTAGTGCGAAAATTCAATAAAAGACTTGAGCAAGAGGGACTTATCAATGAAATGTATGGTCAATATGTATCTAATTTAGCTAAGAAATTCCCTATCTTAGAACTTGGTGGATTACTTCGCCAAAAGGTAGTAGTGATTTATGACTTTGAGCCACTATTTGGTGAGTTCTTTGACACATTAGATTTCTAGATACTAAGCTCCTTCTTCATTGCTAACATATTAAAGGTCATTATTAATGGTAAGTTGAGGACTTCCTTAAATTTTGTTAAGTCTTCATTACACAAGCTGTAAACTAGCCTCTCCCATCCCCATTTGAGCTCACTCTTCTTAAGTTGTAAGTCCTTAGACTCCTGAGAAGTGGTAGGTTTCTCATCCTCATCATCCTCTCCGCTCTCATCATAGAATAAGTTGCCATAGGTTTCCATGAAATTCTCCCTAAAAGCTATGAACTCAGGTACAATACCATAGATATCATTGATGCAATACTCTTCAAACAGCTCAAATCTTTGTCTAGGACTGAAGTCATAAGGCTCATACACAGTGACACCCCATTCATTGGTAGACTTTTGCCTATAAAAGATGGATGCAATGTGACCAATGTGCTGATTGTAGTCTTTAGAGAAGTAGAACTCGAGATCAATATACTCACCGATGGTCAACTTATCTAGTGGCTTGATGTGGTAGTCATCCACCTGGTGCTTGTAGTGCTTAGATGGCTCAGAGTTAACAAACTTTATTTCCTTAATTAGAGCACTTACATCTTCAATATCAAGGTCTTCAAGTTCTTCTGAGCTGACATCCGCAAGCACAGCCAGTATCTCTATTTCTCTATTGAAAACTTCAGGGATGGTGTACAGCTCTCTAATTTCTTTGAACTGTAGAACATCAATCTCACTCCACGATTTCGGTAGTTGCATCCTTAGTTATGTGTTTAGACAATTTCTGACCAATCTCTACTAGGTATGGCACAGCTATCTCAGCTTTCAATTCTCTAATTAACTTTGCTTTCAACTTGATGTGTGCATCTGAGTAGTGCTCTACTTTTGTCAAGTCAGTTCTTTTGAATAACACAGCTAACAGCTCAGAGATGTATCCTTTGTGCTTTGAGTTCATTATTTTTTCAATGTGCTTAGTATCTTTCACAGATAGCTTGAACTTGTCCTCAAATGCAGTATAAGTGTAGCCATCAATCTCAAGTGAGCTGATTAACTCAGGCTTGCCAGTCACATCATTGAATGCTTTTACTATCTCTTTAAATTCTTCAATCTCAACATCATCCCATTTGATTGTAGGAACTCCTAAGAATTCAAACACTTGCAAATGCTTGTCAATAACATCTAGCTCAATGTCAGCATGGATAGTTGTGATTGTTTCAAATTGTTGCACTGTCAACTCATTCAGTTGGTTAGGTACGTCAAAGCCTAATATATTCACCATAGATTTTAATTTTTAACAAATATAATACTTTTTACAATATAGGCATGGATAGACCAGTCTATAAGATTACAATTGAGGATGAATATGCTGATGGTGAAAACTTAGGCATAGAAATGATTGCATTTACTTCTAAGCCTGCAATAAAGGTTAAAGGTATGGCATTCAATTCTCACGTAGCAATGGCATTCAAGGATGATGTAAAAATGAGAGTTGTTGCACCAGCTATGATTCCTATGAACATCTATCGTAAAGATGAAGATGGAGAGGAGTATGACGTTCAATTCTCAGCTGAGGTGATTGAACAGATACATACTAAGTTCATGCAGAATCTACAGAATAAAGACATCTTTAACTTAGAGCATGACACTACTGAGAAAGTCCCAGCTTACATCCTAGAGGCTTGGATAGTAGATAGTCCTACAACTGACAAGGCATTCACTACTTATGGCATTGAAGTACCTAAGGGCACATTGATGCTAACAAGTCAAGTGACAGATAGAACTTACTATGATGACCTTGTTGAGTCAGGTCAAGTAGGTTATTCTATTGAAGGCTTTTTAGGTATGAAATTATCGGAACAAATTAAATTAAATACTATGAAATTACCTGATGGAGAACATCTAATCGGTGACAAAATCTATGTTGTAACAGACGGAGAAGTTGTTGAGATTAAAGATGTACCTACTGAGATGGAGGCTGAGTTAACAGCTGATCCAGTTGTAGAAGAAGAAGTGGCTGATGCTGAGGCTCAAGCTACAGAAGAAGCTGAAACAGAAGAAGTAGCTATGGCTGTTGACCCAGCTTTAGATGCTGAGGCTATCATTGCTATTGTGAGACCTTTGTTAGAGGAGCACATGAATTCAGTTATTGCTATGATAGCTGGATTAAAAAATCAAATTGAAGAATCTATAGCAGTAGATGCTGAAGAGGAAGTAGCACCAGTGGCGTTGAGCTCGCATGAAAAGTTCAAAGAATTTGTAAAATTTTCAAAATCAAAATAAAATGAATCGTAACCTAAAATTTAACTTGGACATTGACGCAAATGCGTTATTAGCTGCCAATCCTGAGGAATTCTATTCTAAGGCTTATTTATCAAGCCCAGACATTCCAAACAACTTTAGAACTTTACCAGGTGTAAAGTCAAAAACCAAATTAGCAAATGTTGTATTTGGTCAAGTATTGCAAGCATATAACTGTGCTTTCTCTCCTAGTACAGATGTACTTGATGCAATTGACATCGACGTATGTTCTTTGAGTGCAATGGCTGAGCTTTGTCAATTTGACCTAGAGCAGTCTTTCTTAGCATTACAAATGACTAAAGGATCAAATGGTGATTTCACTGTACCTTCTTTTATGTCTTACTACTGGAATGAAATGGCTATGGTTATCGGACAAGATATTGAGCTATTGAGATGGCAAGGTGACACAGCTGGTGGTGATCCATTATTAGAGTTGTGTGACGGTTACTTGAAAGGCTTATGTGCTGATGCTGCTGTTGTAGGTCTATACAATGGAGCTATCACTTCAGGTAATGTTATTGCTGAAATGGAAGCTGTTGTATTAGCTGCTCCTTCTTCAATCGTTAGAAAGAAAGCTGAATTAAGAATGTATGTTTCAACAAATGTTGCTAATGCTTATGAGCTTGCAGCTGCAACTGGTAACACTCAAACTTATGTAACTTTACCTTTAGGATTGACTTTCTTAGGAATCAATGTAGTAAGTTGTGAAGGTATGCCTGACAACACTATCTTGTTGACTTTGAAAAACAACCTTATCTATGCATTTGATGCTGAAGGGGACTCTAAGGCTTTGAAAGCTATCAACTTATCTGACTCTATTGCTGAGCCAGTGTTGAGAACAAGAGCTAACATGAAGGTAGGTTTTCATTACACAAACCCAGCTGAGATTGTATTGTACAATGTATGCTTTGACTAACATTTAGTATTGGGAGGTAGCAATGCCTCCCTATTTTTTAACTTAAAAATATAAGAAAATATGTGTGATGCACTTCAGACCATACAGAAAAGTTGTGACAACAACACTGGTGGAATTTATAAATTTTACGTCAATCTACAAGACAATGTAGACATGACAACCTTGACTGTTAGTGGCGGTGATGACTACCTAATTGACGCGCTTGACTTAGTAGGTGGAGCTGATCCATTCATTGAGTTTGAGTTCAGACGCAACACTTCAGGCTACACTGAGGAATCAAACATTGACCTAATCAATGGCTCTTCATTTGTAACTCAGACTATTAACTTAATGTTTCACAGAAGAGAGTCAATCAAATCTAGTGCTATCAAGGTGTTAGGCTCAGGTCAGCAATACTTAAGTGGCATTGTTCAAGATGCAAATGGCTTATACTGGTTTTTCCCTTACTTGCAGTTAACTGCTACTGGTGAAGGCTCAGGAACAGCTCGCCAAGATGGCAGTAAATATTCAATTACGCTCCTTGCGGAAAATGAGTTTTTGAGTTATCAAATGGAAGAGTCAGTAGTGACTGCTTTATTGGTGGCTCCATAATCTATTCTTTTCTCCATAGATAAAGAGGCCTTGCAGAAATGTAAGGCTTTTTTTTTAATTAAAATTTTTGCTAAGTACAATATAGGTATGATTTATCTTGAGAAAGACTCAACCAATAGCTTTGTGCTGACCTTAACTGAGGTCACAACACTATCAAATGCTTATTATTTATTTGAGTTTGAAGAAGAATTCAACACAACATCTAGCCCTATCTATTGGGAGGGGACAGATACTTCACTGTGGCCATCAAGATTTAACCTATTCACCATCATTGAGCCAGCTGACATTGACTTCATAAAAGGTCAGTACAGATACAAGGTCTATGAGAGCTCAGCTCCTACACTTGACCCAACTGGATTGACAATGATAGAAGAAGGTAGACTAGTAGTGGCTGGTGCAATTATTAACTCAATTTACGACTAATGGCTTGGTATAGCAGATTCATAGGCTCTAAGCCTCAGACAACAACAGAAGTAGTAGAAGGCTATCAGTCTTTCTCTACACCATTCGGTAGAGTAGGTGACGCTAACTTGTCACTACCTTATGTTAATGGTAGATATCAGATTGCTGGCTACATTCCATTTGGTCAGGATAACATGTTCCCTGAGCTACTCAACCAGCTCTACTACACATCACCTCTACATGGAGCAATAGTGGACTTTAAGACTAACTCAGCAGTAGGTGGTGGCTACACTCTTAAGAGTGAAGGAATGACCAATGAAGACAAGCTTAAGCTCTACACATTTGAGAAGAAAATTAAACTTGGCAAAGTAGAGAGAGCAATAGCTCAGCATTTAACTGTACATCATAGAGTATACTTCAAGTTGTGCTACAATGCTAAGAGAGAGTTATACAAGATATACAATGTGTCACCTGAGAAGGTGAGGATAGCTAGAGATAAGCAGACATATTTTTTATGTGATGATTGGTCAGCTAGAATTGACATAACTAGTATAAAAAAATACCATCCTACTAACTCAGACCTTGAGCAGTTGTATGTGTATGAAATAATGACACTAGGTCAAGAGTGGTATCCACTACCACAGTATACAAGTGCTCTTAATTTTGCTTTCCTTAGTGGAGAGTTGAGCTATTTCGCAAAGTCAAACATACAAAATAGTGTTTTCCCTTCTTTTGCTATGATGTTCCCTAAGAGGCCACAGTCAGAAGAGGAGAAGTCAATGATCAAGCACACAATTGATAGGCTTAAAGGAGCGGCTAATGCTGGTAAGGCAGTTGCATTCTTTGCTAACTCAGCGGACCAATTACCAAAGATTGAATCTTTACCTACAAATGGCAATGACAAGCTCTTTCACGAGGCATCAGCATTGAATACTGAGCAGATTTGCTTTGCTCACACCATAGACCCTATCCTTATGGGTGTTCGCACTACTGGAGCACTAGGTGGAGGTGCTGATATTAAGCAAGCCTATGTCATATTTGAGAAGAATGTAGTTATGCCATTAAGATATCAAGTTGAGGAGATAGTAAATGAGCTATTGGAGATCGCTAAGATACCAGGTGAATATACAATTAATAACTTTCAAATTATTAATGAGACTATTGTTGAGATTGAAGGTGATGCTAGTAAGACAGCTGATGCAATCAACTCACTATCACCATTGGTGGCTACAAAAGTACTTAATGCAATGACACCTAATGAAGTTCGCTCACTTGCATCCTTGCCTCCTATTGAAGGTGGTGACGTAATACCAACTGAAACACCTGCACTATGATCTACTTTATAACAGAAACCTATCTAAAGGTCAACACACCAATCACAGCGAATGTGGATGTTACAGATGTGACACCATACATAGCTACTCAGGCACAGCTTAGAGTGATGCCTATCTTGGGTACAACTTACTACAACTATCTACTTGCTGCATACAATGCTCAGACCTTGACAAATGATGAGGAGACACTTGTAACCTTCATTCAGCCAGTGATAGCTTGGAGAAGTGCAGAGGATGCTATCTTTGGCTTGACTTATCAGTTAAAGAACAAAGGACTTCAGACTCAGTTTGGTGACTTCTCAGCATCAGTGAGTAGAAGTGAAGTAGCATTCGGCATGGAGCACTATGCACAGAAGGCTTCATTTTATGAGCAGAGATTAATCAGATATTTGATTGCAAACAAAGACCTTTATCCAGGCTTCACAGATGCCACTAACAGAGATACTGACCTTAGACCAATGATAGACCAATGCTCTTGCAATTGTGTTGGTCAATGTCATAGTGGATGCCCTTGTGGAGGGATGAGAGAGAATGGTTATAATAATTCAATACTTATTTTGTGATGGGATTCAACGAGACAGCATTTACAATTATCACAGTTCTACTATCAGCTATAGGCTACTTTCTTAAAGGTGTGCATAGTGAGATAAAGGCTGTGGTAGATGAGCAAAAAAAAATAATTAGTGATGTTGGCACACTTAGAGGCAAGATTGATCTAGTAGACAATGAAGCGAGATTCAGAAGTGACTCAATTGAGAAAATGACACAGCTTGAAATCAAGCATTTAGCTGAGCACATAAGTGAGTTAACTCAATCAGTTAAGAAACTAATCGAAATACAGATAACAAGATGACACTAAGAGACAGATGGTGTGCCAAAACTCCTAATTTTTGGCTTAAAGTACGCAACTTATCAATCACTATTGGTACTATTGGAGCTGTCTTATTGACTTCACCATTTGAACTACCTACTATGGTGATAGAAATGGCTGGCTACTTAATAACAATTGGCACAGTAGGAGCTACACTTTCACAATTGACAGTTCAAAAATGATGTTTATCATGGGTGCTGTATGTGGAGTGATTTTAGGTATAATTGCAATCTATTACTATGAGATATAATTGGCTAGAAGAGGAGAAATCTCCGAGAATCTTAGTGCAAGCTGTCAAGTTGATTGGTACTAAGGAGATAGTAGGCAAGCAACACAACCCTATCATCTTAGATTGGGCTAGAGAGCTTGGACTTAAGGCATACACTAATGATGAAATCCCCTGGTGTGGTTTATTCATTGCTTACTGTGCATTTAAAGCTGGTGTTGAGGTAGTAGATGCTCCATTGTGGGCATTGAACTGGGCCAAGTATGGCACACAAGTTAATCAACCTATGCTAGGTGATGTGCTAACATTCAAGAGAGATGGCGGTGGTCATGTAGGCATCTATGTTGGTGAGGATAGAACACACTATCACATAATTGGGGGTAATCAAGGCAATGAAGTTAACATCATGAGAATAGCTAAGACTAGACTTCACCAAGCTAGAAGAACTGAGTGGAAAATAGCACAACCAGCTAATGTAAGAGTGATAAAATTAGAGAGTCAAGGAACAATAAGCACAAACGAAGCATAATGAAAGAGCCAAAAAAGAAAAAATACATCAACATCAACATTGACACTAAGAATGTTGACATTAAAGTAACACGCAAAGATGGTGTCACAGACGTTAAAGTGGACACTGAGAAGGTAGACGTAGACTTTCATAAAGATAGTGACTTAAAAGAGCTTAAAATAGATACTCAGAAGGTAGACGTACAAGTCAACAATGGTGAGGTGAATGTAGATGTTAATGAGCAGTCAGGATTTGTAGGAAAGTTAATAAAATTCTTACTTAGAAGAAAAAAATAGTTATATTTGTCACGCATGTATATTGTTTGGTTACAATAACACCTAAGAGGGATGATCTAGTGATAGTTGATCCCTTTTTTTATTCTATCTTTGTGCTAACAGTACCCGATTTACTTCCCTTAAGAACAGTTATCGGGTCTTATTTTTTTAATACACCTTCTTTGCCTCTTCACAATGCACACTAAGAGGGTTTTTTTATGTTGTCAAATGTTAAAAAATGTTAATTAATTTGCATAAGTGAAAATAGTTACTAACTTTACTTCATAATTACTAACACAAAAACTAAGTAACATGCAAAATTTAATTAATCACATCATCGAACAAGAAAAACATTGCTGGGACATGTACCTATTTGCAATGAGTCAGTATGGTAATGACTCTGAGTCAACAATCATGTGGAGGTCTAAGTGGCATCACTGCACTGAGCTGATTGAAATGTTCAACTTGACTGCTCCTACTAGGAGAAACCTGAGCACATTCAAGCACAAAAAGTATACAACTGTTAAACCTTGTGAACTATGATTTGCCCTGACTGCAATGGAGATGGAGTAGTTGAGGTACACTACTGCACATTTGGAAATGAAATTCACTACACTGAAGAGGAGTGTGGATGTAATAATGGAGAAATTGATGACCATGAACTTAGCTGATATTGAGTCCTACTGGACTAAGAGAGGTCACTTTGACATCCTACTATACATTAACTACTTAAGAGCAAAAAATGAAAACATACAAAGTTACAATGAGAGACAAGTCCTTCAAGATAGTGAAGGCATACGATCAACACCATGCATTCCTGATGGTAGACAGATGGATAGGTTTAATCTTAAAAATTGAGGAGCTATGAAAGGAACAGCAGTAGAATGGTTAGAGGACGAAATAAGATGGTATATATCAAATGATGAAAAATTGTATGATATGTTTAAAAAAGCCAAAAAAATGGAGAAGAAGCAAATGAAAAAAGCCTACAATCACGAAAGACCTAATCTATTATGTTATGAAAAAGGCACAGCATTTGAAGAATATTATATTAAAAATTATAAAATTGAGGAGCTATGAAAGGAACAGCAGTAGAATGGTTTATAATAAATTTAATACAAGTATGCGGTGCTCCACCAGAAGGAACATGGAAGGAAGTTGAAAATCTTTTACAACAAGCCAAAGAAATGGAGAAAGAGCAGATTGAAGATTTCTTTAATGCAGGTGTGAGATATGGCTCAGGAAGTGTTATGTCAACCGAATGGGGAGAGGATACAGAAGAATACAACTTTGAACAATACTACAACGAAACCTTTAAATCAGAATAGAATGAAAACAGCAATGCAAGAACATATTGAGTGGCTTAAAGAAGCATTGAAAATATGCAAAGATTCAGAACCAACTTTACTAAAAATTTTAGAATTGGCTTTAACAGATGCACAAAATAGATTAAATGAAGAAAAAAAGCAGATAATTTATGCTTTTGATTGTGGCATTTATGATGGTGGTGAAAATGTATCACACTATAATATGAATGCAGAACAATACTACAACGAAACCTTTAAATCAGAATAGAATGAACTTATTTAAATCAAAGTGGGGTAAGTGGACAGACTTATCAACTTGTGCCTGGAGCGGTAAAAAGTATTTATTACAAGCAAGAAGACACAAAAATGGAAAACTACAATTTAGAGTAGAAATAAGTAAGGATTGTTATATGTGTGATATACCTTCACTTGAAGTATTAGAATCAGTAACCTTTAAATCAGAATAAC